AAGTCGAGCGCAAAGAGTTGGGCCGCGTCGAAAAGGCCGAATGGTACGACCGCTTTGCCTACATTCAAGACGACGAGTCCTACTTCGATATGCGCGACCGCCGCGAAATATCCCGCCAAACCTTTAACGCCCTGTTTAGGCACATCAGTTGCAAGTCGATCCACACCGGGCGCAAGATCGAGGCGTCTGTCTGCTTCGATGAGAACCGGCAAGAAAAGGGCGCCAAAGCGTTGGTCGGCATCACCTACGCGGCCGGCGAGTCGGTCCTAGTTACCCGTGACGGCGACATCTACGGCAACCGCTGGCGTGACGCCCGCCCGCCGGTGGCCGCTGGCGACATCACCCCGTGGTTGGACCACTGCCGCAAGCTGGTGCCCGACGCCAAAGAGTTAGCGCATATTCTGGACGTGATGGCGTTCAAAGTGCAGCACCCCGAGATAAAGATCAATCATGCCGTGCTGCATGGCGGCGACCAGGGGTCAGGCAAAGACACCATGTGGGCGCCGTTTATCTGGTCGGTGTGCGGCCCCCACCTAAAGAATCGGGGGCTGCTAGATAACGACACCATGTCGTCGCAGTTCGGGTATGCCCTTGAGTCTGAAATTTTAATTTTGAACGAGTTGAAAGAACCTGACGCCAAGGAACGCCGCGCCCTTGCCAATAAACTGAAGCCGGTCATCGCAGCGCCGCCCGACATGCTGTCCGTCAATCGTAAGGGCTTGCACCCGTACCAGATGGCCAACCGCATGTTCGTGCTGGCGTTTTCTAACGATCAAGTGCCGATCAGTTTGGACAGTCAGGACCGCCGCTGGATGTGCGTGTGGTCGCACGCGCCCATGATGGCGCCCGCCGCCGCCGCTAAGATGTGGGCATGGTACAAGGCCGGCGGTTTTGCCGCCATAGGCGCGTGGCTGTACGCCCGCGACGTGTCCGCGTTTAACCCCGGCGCAGCCCCAATGATGACCGAGTTCAAGCTAAACCTGGTCGAGCACGGCCTATCAATGGCCGAGTCTTTTTTGGTCGAGGCCAAGCGCCTAAAAGTAGGCGAGTTCTCCAAAGGCGTTATCGGCAGCCCGTTTCACGCGGTCTGCGACCGGCTGGCAGGGTCAGCACCGGCAGGCGTTAAAGTGCCCCAGCAAGCCCTGCTGCACGCGTTTAAGGAAGCCGGCTGGGTTGATTGTGGCCGGCTCAAGTCACGGGACTATGACACCAAAAAGCACATTTACTGCGCGCCCGACATGGCCGACCGGCCAAAATCAGAATTGCGCCGGCTGGTCGAGGACGCGCCGCCGTCCGCGCTGGTCCGGGTGAAATAAAAAAGGGGCCCATTGGGCCCCTTATAGTTTAAGAATAATTGCGAGTAGTGCGGCCGCTAGCACCGCCAGAATCACGGCCACCGCGCCCGCTCTTCTAGTTCCTGAACGACGGCCGGGTCAATAATGGCCGTCACGTTAACCCCGTTCAGCCATGCGCCCGTGAGCGTGTAAATGTCCGGCCAGCCCGGCTCGTCCCATGTCTGCGGCTCCCCGGCCTCAAATTCGAATTCGCATTCAAGGGTCAGCCCTCGCACAATGTAGGGTACGCCTTTCATTTCATTAGCCATAAACAAACCTCCCACTAGATTCACAATCGGGGCACTCAGCCCAGACGGGTGACAGTTCCGCATCAAGATCTATCCCAAAATGCTTGGCGCATGTTTCGCACCCGTGCGTGTCGTTCCAGATAGACGCCGCTTCCTGTTCAACTTCATCTAGTGCGACATAAAAACGCTTGTAATAGTCCTCTGGCTCTTCGTCTAATGGCTTGGCTTCGACTACTATGCTTTCCGCGCATTGGTCTACCCCTTCAACAATGCTCCCGACCATCATCGCGGTAACCAGCACGCCTTTTTCGTCTAAGTCTTTCCAAGTCCCGAGTCGGCGCAATGCGTCACTGTGAACCCACTCGCTGACCAGTTTGTCAAAGGGTAAGTCGTTGAACCCATCAGGCTCGATGGTCTTGTAGTACTCGATATGCACACTTAGATGTGCGCCACAATCGGTGTATTTGTACACTTGCCGGTACAACTCAGCGGGGCTATCGGCATCGGGGAATGCATCCGCAAAAAATGCATTGCTCAACTGGTCTTCTGTTTTCATTTTGTAACTTTCATTGGTGCAATATAGACATCACGGCCGCGCTGGCGCAGCCATGCAGCGATGCGCTGCGCCCGGTACCGAGGCATCAGCCGGCGCCCGACGGTCCGGCTGTACCGCGCGCCCGGCGCAAATAATTGGATACTGTATAGCATCATGGTTCGATCCCCCGGGCGATGCAGTATTGATCGACGGCCTCGAGTACCGGTGTACCGTACAGAAAATAATACTTGGCAGCATCCCAATCGATCCGCCCGGACAATTCGGGGTGATGCGTTACCAGAGCTTCGGTGAATTTTGCATACCAGTCCGCTTGTGCTTGTGCTTTGGTTTTGGTTTTCATGCGTCGACCCCTAAACTTTCCAGCAGCGAGCGCGCCTGTTCAATTGTGCCAATTGCTTCGTCGGTTTCCCCGTGCGATAACTCGCAAAGGGCCGCGTTCAGTAGTTGCAGAACTAACCCGTAGGACGGGACCCGCATATCGATCATGGCGCCACCTCCACAATTCTATAGTCGTCGGGGCTGTAGTCCGTTAGATCGCCCGTTTTGACAAAATGCGCGAGGTCCGCCAAGTAGTCCGCTAATTCTGCGCGCGCGGCTTCGTAGGTTTCAAACGTCACCAAAACGTCGTTATCGGCGTCGGTCCAGACATTTTCCCAATTGGTGCACATGCGGGTTTGTACTTCGTAGGTCATTCGGCCACCTCCGCAAGCACCTCAGGGACCGCCGGGTCTAAGCCGGCCGGTGTACGGTTTAACGCGGGTTCAATAGTGCAGGGCATCAAGTGCAGCCGGGCATGGTTTAACGCGATGTAGGCGGTAATGTAGTCGCTAGTGAGCATGCATTCAGGGTTAAACCGGGGATAATCGCGCTTGCTACTATCGTGCTTGGCTTGGCCCTTTGGCCGGTCCAGCTTGGCGCCTTTGCGCCCTTTGGTCTTATCTATTTTGGCCAGTAGATCCCGGATCGGTTCTGCATTCTCAGGCCGGACCGTGAACGTAGAACGGCCGTGTTTAATTACTATCATGTGTTGCCCCTATCGTTGCCGGACCAAATTGTCCGCGCTTGGCCACATTATGGCCAAGCACTGAAAATTAAGCCGCTATCCGAATAACGCGCCGGGCATGCCCGCTAGCATGGTCCGCTATAACGACGTCACGCGCCTGTATCGACGTGCCGGCGCATAGTGTGCACTTGGCGCATGTGGCGCGCCGGCCGGCTTCGGCCGATGCAGGGCAAATTGTCTCCCCGGCTTGCTTGTCGACGCCGATAGAAACCCTGAAAACCCGCATGCCAAGCAAATTTGCTTTTGCAGCTTCGTCGATGCTATCCGCGCTGGCCATAACTAACGGCGCCCATGCAACCGCGTCGAAGCCTGGCCGGTCCCATTGGTGCGTGTACCCGCGCCGGCCGGCCGCGTAACGTGTAATTTGATTCCACATGCGGACCGGCGCGGCCGCAGGGTCTCCATACGTGCCAAGCCGGACAATTTTGCCGGCCAGCGCCCGGGCGATAGTGGCATTGTCCGCGTACGTGTACCGGCCGCGTTTATATGCCTCGTATACGGACCGTACGGACCGGCCGACGTTTACATAGCACGGCGGTTCGTCGCTTTGGCCAGTAGCGATTAAATACGGCCGGTGCGCGCACTGGCCACATATGCTTTCATCCTGGCCGGTTTTGAGCGCATCAGTAGGCGCCACGTCGGCCCGGATGATAAAACTCTGCACAATGGCGCCCGTTTTGGCATTTTCGGATCCGTCGATTTTGTTCACGATGACGACAATAGGCGCGCCGTCGATCATTGACGGGCCCTCATACGCGATATAGCCGAGAAAATTTTGCATGGTACTGTACTTTATTGTGGCCGGACCGGATTGTCCGCCTATGCGCCTGGCCGGCGCATAGACTGAAAATCAGGGAATCAACACGTCAAAATACGCGAGCATGAGCGCGAGCCCGCCGGCCACCAGCGCGAGCGCGCCTAGTGCGTCGAATAGTGCGCGCTTCATGCTGTGGCCTCGTCGTAGTAGTCCGCAAGCGCTTCGTACGCTACGGCATGCGCCGAAGCTGCACTAAAGCATGCATCGGGGAATTCCCAACCCTGAGCCATTAAATACCGCATGTGGTTGTAAGCTTTGAGCATTGTCGTTTTCCTTTGAGTTAGTGGCCGGGCTTGGCGCCCGGCCAAGTTGGTTAACTGATGATGAATTCGTCGTTAGAAACGACGCCGTATGCAAGCGCGAGGGCCAAAATTTCGTTTTGGCTTTTCGCGCTGCGCGCTGCGCGGTAGAGTGCGGACAATGCGCGGGCCATGTAGTCCGGGCCAAGTGTGGCGCCGTATTGAACTGTTTTTGTTGCTTCGCGTGTCTCTGATTTAGTCATGTCGTTTGCTCCCTTTGGTTGTTGATGTCTCTATTGTAAACGAATTCTTTGCACTGTCAAGGGCTAAATGCTAGGTACTTTCCCTATGCGGTTTTCTTACCCTCTCACTATATAAGCATGAGAGAATCGTGCCAGTTGCTGTAAGTGATTGATTTACATAGGGGCTCCAAAACCCTATGTAAACGATTAACTTACAAAAATGTGGACAGTGCGGACAATTTTGCGGACTACGTGCGGGCTGTAAATTGTCCATGTGGCGCGCCTCTGAAAATAGGGATTGTGGACCATGTGGACAATAGAAAGATAAAAAGGGTAAAAAGTGTAAAGTGTATACAATACGTGTATACAATGTTATAGCCCGCCGATTTTAAACGACGGTCCAAAGTGTCCACATTGTCCACAACTCAGCCACGCCAAAAAGCCCCGGCGCATGCATGTGGACCATGTGGACAATTGTTTTTTGCATGGTCCACACTGTCCACACATGCCCGGCCATGCGCGCGCCTGGTGATGCGCGCCGGCCATGTTGCTGCATGCATTGGCCCGACATGTGTGGACATGTCCACATGGTCCACGCCCGGCCGGCATGTGAAGTGAGCACTCACATAACAAACTGTAAGTGAGTGCTAACTGGGGCGGTGCATGTTAGTAAGTGCTTACATACCCTAGCTGTAAGTAAGTGCTTACTAACTTAGGGGGTGGGGGGTAGGGCCGGCGGCCGATGGGCCACGGTAGCGGAGGGGCTACAAACAAAATTTTTTTTAATATAGAATCCAAGCACACGTACCAGTGGCTGGAGAATCCATGTTTTACTCGCTTCCATTTGAGGCGCGCAAAGTCGAAGCGACAGAGGCGCGCTTAAACCGAATCTACGACGCTGCCAAGCTGGGCTTGAAGGGCGACACATTAGCTATGGCTGCGGGCATGTTGCCTACCGAGTACCGCCAACTGTGCCAGCTTGACCCGATTGCCGAGGTCGCCGCGCTAAAGGGCCGCGCCGATGGCGAGATAGAAGCTTCACGCCAACTGCACAAAGCCGCCGCCGAAGGAGACGCCAAAGCCAGCCTAGCGATCTTGCAACATGTGCACGGTTGGGTCGCCAAGCAGGCCATTACCATCGACGTAGATCAGCGCATCTCGATCACCGCCGCCCTGGCCGAAGCCGAACGGCGCGTTATGATCATCGAGAACAACCCAAGCGAGACGCTTATGCCGCTTGAACAAAGACAAAGGGTAGCGCTATGATGTTTAACTACGGTGGTTCGGCCTCACCTATTGACCCAATGCGGATGGCGGTAGGCCAGCACAATTACTCGCCGTTGTCGAAGTTGTTGCAACAGCAGCCCCAAGCCTTGCAACAGTTGGGAATGCAGCAACAGCCTGGGCCTGACGTTATAGGTTTTCCTGGTGACCGTGGCACACCGTTGCCTGGGCCTGACGTTATAGGTTTTCCTGGTGACCGTGGCACACCGTTCGACCCGTCTGCCGGCATTGGTGGGTTCCAGCCTGATCTTACGCCCCGCCTGTTTGACTCATCTGCGGGCATTGGTGAATATGAAGCTAGACAGTTCCCGCCGCAGCAGTTCCAAGCGTTGCGACAACAGTCATACCAGCCCATGCCGCAAGCGCCGGGTATGCAGCCGCTTTTGCAACAGTTCAGGACGCAGCAGCGCCCGTATCAATCGCCATTTCAGCAGCGGTCAGGCCAGATGTCACCAGACGGCACAATGGGTGGTCAGTCTAATTCGGCCTACAGCTACAACAACAGTTTGTTTGGCCAGATGAACAACCTGGCTCCGCTAAACAAGAACGCTTTGAACTTTAGCTACTAAGGAATTCTCATGGCGCAGCCAGTTAATGCTCTAGCCCCAGAACAGCCTGGCGTTCTGAACCAGCTATACAAAACGCTAGTCCCTACAAACGCGCGGGTGTTGATTGACACCATGCGCGGGCAAACAGCGCCTATCACGGCTAAAGATTTTGCGCCGGAAGAATTGGATGTACTGCGGCAAATGTATTCTCAAAAACAACAACGTAACGAATCAAGAAAACAAGACATCGCAAATAAAATATCTATCTCGGAAAAAGACTACAACAAAAACCCCGAAGTTGACTTTGTGTTTGATAGCCCTGGCCTGTTCCAAAAAGCGCGGCCAGTTGCGGTTCCGTATAGCGAATACATCCAAAAAATGACCAATCAGCTTAAAAGTTTTGACGCGACAAAAAACAAAACAAGTCTTAGCTACAGCGACTACCCCGATAAACGGGCCGCGCCTACATTTGATTCATTTTTAGAGTCGGCGTGGAAATCGTATACAGACCCTGCGTACCGCATGAAAACTATTTTGGGTAGCTTCAATGTTATGAACACCCCCGAAGGCGCTAAAGCGGTTGACACATACAATTTTGATGCGTCTGATTTTTATAAGGCGGCGTACAAAATTGACCCTGCAAAAGCTAGCGTAAGCGAGTTGTACAAAAGGGCAAACGGCCCAATAGATTTTCTCGATATGTTGATGATTAAAAAATTCCCCAACGCGTCTCGCCCTGTTGACATCAACTTAGGGCAGTAATGCAGTCCACCAAGTACAGCGCTGAAGACGAACAAGAGTTGATGGCGCGGCTGTGGTCGCCCCAGATCAAGGACAACCCGCTGGCGTTCGTGATGCTGTTGTTCCCGTGGGGCGTCAAGGGCACGCCGCTGGAGCATTTTACTGGGCCGCGCAAGTGGCAGCGCGATGTAATGCAAGACATTGCCGCGCACATCAAGCAGAACAACGGCAAGATTGACTTTGACACCTTGCGCGAAGCGGTCGCGTCAGGCCGTGGTATTGGCAAGTCGGCGTTGGTCAGTTGGCTGGTGATCTGGATGCTGTCCACGCGCATCGGCTCGACAACCATTGTGTCGGCCAACAGCGAGTCGCAGTTGCGTAAGGTGACCTGGGCCGAGATTACCAAGTGGCTGGCGATGGGGCTGAACAGCCACTGGTTTGAGGTGTCAGCCACCAGCTTGCAGCCGGCCAAGTGGCTGACCGAGTTAGTCGAGCGCGATCTGCGTAAGGGCACCAGGTATTGGGGCGTTGAGGGCCGGCTGTGGTCGGCTGAGAATCCAGACGCGTTCGCCGGCGTACACAACATGGACGGCGTGCTAGTCATCTTTGACGAGGCCAGCGGTATTGATGACGCCATCTGGGCGGTGACGGCGGGCTTCTTTACGGAGAACACGCCCAACAGGTTCTGGTTTGCGTTCTCCAACCCCCGCCGCAACACGGGGTACTTCTACGAGACGTTTCACTCCAAGCGCGACTTCTGGAGCACCAAGGTGGTGGACGCCCGCACGGTCGAGGGGACAGACAAGGCGGTCTACCAGCAGATCATTGACGAGTACGGGCCGGACTCGGCCCAGGCGCACGTCGAGGTGTACGGCCAGTTCCCAAGCGCGGGGGATGATCAGTTCATCGGCGCCAATACGGTGGACGAGGCCATGAAGCGGGTCAAGTACCAGGACTTGAGCGCGCCGATTGTGATCGGGGTCGATCCGGCGCGGTTCGGCGCGGACGCTACAGTCATCGCCGTGCGGCAAGGGCGCGACATTGTGAAGATCATCCGGCACCGAGGCGACGACACCATGACCGTGGTGGGGTATGTGATCGACGCCATTGAGGAATACAAG